CTAACAACAATACTATTAATAGTGTTTCCGTTAACATCTTTTCGATATTTCGGAGAGTTATATAATGGTAGGTTGTCAGTGGTTTATGACCAAGCTGGAAAAGCACGAGTAGTCGCTATGACTAACTGGTGAATCCAATGTTTGTTCAAACCACTTCACAATTCTATCTTTAATTTCTTAAAGACTATCAATCATGTTGATGGGACATTTGATCAGAATGGATGTCTCGAGAAGTTTATCTCTCGAATACCATCTGGGCAAATAATCTTTAGTTTTGATTTAAGCGCGGCGACTGATAGGTTACCTATTGTTCTACAAAGAGATATTTTATCTTCCCTTATTGGGAAAAGATTATCACACTTTTGATGTGATATCCTTAGTGGTATCGATTGATACTACGAAGGTGAATATTTCAAGTATGCAGTAGGTCAGCCTATGGGTGCGTACTCAAGTTGAGCAATGCTCGCTTTGACTCATCATACTATCATAAGAGCTTCTGCTCTAATGTGTGGAAAGAAGAATTTTCAAGACTACTTAGTTTTAGGTGACGACGTTGTTATTGCTAACAATGAAGTCGCTTCTAATTATTCTGATCTAATGAAGAGCTTAGGTTTAGAGATAAACATGAGCAAGTCATTAGTTTCGGATCGTGGTTGCGAGTTCGCCAAACGGTGAATAATCGATACTATCGATATTTCTCCTATTGGAGCAAAATCTTTGCTCCAATCCATACGTTCACGTGATGCAATGTTTTTAACATTAAGTGATCTGTTCCAACGCGGTGTGCTTCGACTGTTACAGATCCCAACAGTTCTTAAGACACTCGGTCAAAGGTATAAATCCCTTCGACCCTGATGTTTAATCGCGATTATATCAGGAATCTACTGACACGATGAGAAGTCTCGAGACCGTTTAGACGGATACGAGGCAATACTTCCAACCGGTTATAGTGGATTCCCTAAAGGATATAAGCTCAAAAACAATCTAGTCAAGAACTATTTTGAAGATGTTTTAGCTATGGACCGACAATATAGTGCCGCCTGTGATGATCTAATTCAGAATTGGCGTACTATTAACTTTTACAAACGTAAAGGACCCCGTTTATGAGGTGTCTTTAACATTGTAAATCCTGCTTTATATCTAACCATTAAACCGTTGTTTAGTTATGATACTAAACTTTGAGAGGATATTAGCTGAGTCTTTCAAATAAAAGACTTGAGAGTATCTTGACAGATGTTACAACATCTGCGGATGCTAACTTTGCAGCCAAATATTCTTTCAACGGATATAAGGGATAAAGTTGTCATTTCTGACATGAAGCGTAGTGTCTATAGATTTTACGAAGGCATTAAACCTTTTGAACTTGTGCGGCGTTTATACGCCGTCGAGTTCGGTTTATCCAACGTTCCTCTAGACCCTGCGTCCATAAAGAAAGGAGTTCGTCCTTGTATTAGAACAAGAGCGAGTGTTCGTAAAGTCAAATCTGAACCTGTTTTAGGTTTAGATAGATCAGCGAAATAGGTAATACCGGAGTGGAACCCCGGGGCATTATATACTCAGCCG